AGAAGCAAATGCGACCGGAACGACAAATGACGGGCATTATGTTAAGAAGTATGTTTGGAGATTTTCTACAACGGCTGATGGGACAGGAACTCCGGTTTTGTTCAATACTATTGGGCATAAACTTTTTAGGTGGACTCCAACATCTGAACACATCTACTTGAGCGTCAAGGTTGTATCGTGGAATGGCTTAGAGAGCGAATATAGCGCTGTCGTGTCTTTGGCTGATAGCGTTTCTCATCCCACTTTTTCCTCTATTGCTTGCGGTGTATTGCCTTTGAAGATAGGATGGTTTAAGCGTACACAATGGCGTCTTAACACATCATGGGTATGGGCAGCCTCAATAAACCCCGGAGCTTTGAGTGGGCGTTTTGAGATTCAGTATTGCCGATTTGCGACTATAGGAGCGCAGATAGCATATAACGTAAGAGAATTTGAAGGTTATCCATCTGCTTATTTCTTACTTAGCACATCAGGTGCGCATGGCTTAAGCGATGGTGATATACTACTAACCTACTCATTTGACGCTACAGGGTGTGAGGTCTATAATGGGTTGTATTATGTAAATGTAACAAACCCTTTTTATTTTGTACTAACCCATGATGCAGGGTTGTCAATAACTGATAGCTTACCGTTTGTATCTGTAGACGCAGGGTATGCCCGAAAAGTAACTCTCCCGACCGTATGGAACCGGCACTTTGTTGACCTCAACAGCACAGATACCACGGTTGAACATGCCATAGCCCTAGCCCTGCCTCCAAGAAATGCCGAGCTAGAAGCCAATGGATATACCCCCTCTGAGTTTACAAACCTAGTTGTTCGTATGCGTTCATGGGAAGATGGACAGGCTGGGAGTTGGTACCCTTCCGCCAAAGGGATACAGGTTGCTTTTGTTGCGGCAGACGATGCCGACACTTGCCCGACTCCTACTGCTACTTTTGAATACCTGCCTGGCGGCATACTGGCAAGGGACATAATCGTGTATTGCTGTGAAGATACGTATGATTTCCCGAACTCTTTTTCTCACTTTTCTATTCATGCAAGGGTGAAGGATAACGAGCTTGGGACATGGGAGCCAGATACTACGACATACCGTGATATGGTGTGCCCGGTTGTGCATCTTGAAAAAGGAGTTTCAGGGGTAACGCTACTTGTACCGTGGTTTTTATTTAAGGACTCGGAGGCGTCGTTTGCGTTTGCAAATAAGGCGATTGTATGGCCGGCAGAAATTGAGAGCCATGTTGAAATAAAAGCGGTACCTTGGTGTTGGGAGCAGGCATGAGTAAATATACCATAAAACCAAAGACGCCTTCAGCCGCGGCAGCAGCAACAGGAGCGAATTATTCAACAGCCCTTGACCCTTCGACACTTGGCATTGTCCCTATAGGCGCTGTTTCAGCGGTAGGTGGAGATCAAATTTGGAGTCCTGCCTTTATAATAAACGAATTTGTTTCCACAACCGAAACGGCAATTCGGTTAAAAAGGGATTCTGTATCAAGCATCCTGAACTGTGCGGTCGGGGATATTCTTGTTGCCTGCCCAGGCACCGGGCAGATTTTAACCGGGCTTGCTACCCTTGAATATCTTAGGGTGACAGCATGCCCAACAAACCCACTTCTGCCGAATAGCATAACCGTGGCAAGGGATTTCGGTGACAGGATTGCAAGCCATAAAAGCTATACCGCTGGCACGATTCTTTTAAAGGTCGGCAAGCTCAATAGTTCTTATGGCTTTATGTGGATGGACAGTGCAAGCGATACGCTTAAATGTATGGTGTCGGTTGCCAGCAATTCTCACACGACCGGGTTTACGACCGACCCGTTTAATGCCGCAGCTATAAAAGGAGCCTTCGGAGACCCTGACGGGCAGGGTGTAAAGCTTGTTGCTGCTGTTATGGGAACGTCAACGGCAATGGTTGACGGTTCGCCGAGTGGCGCTGGTGTTTTGATAAATTCAGCAGGGATTAAAGGGTACAATTCTTCAAGCAAGAATACTTTTTCTCTTGATGCAGCTACCGGCCTTGCTGATTTTGCCGGGGCTACACCACATACCGTGCCGGGGCAGCTACAGGTCGGGCCTTCTGGTTCTGGCATACTAATTGATGGGACGACTGCTAGCGGCCCTATTATTAAGTCCAACAACTACACCGCAACTACATCAGGATTTATAGTTTCTCCAGACCTGATAGAGTCCGCTAACCTCAGGGCAAGAGCTACTTTTGAGTGCTATACGTTAAAGGCCAACACAACAAGCGCTGTCAATGGGACACTCCTGGTCTCTAAGTCATCAGCACTTGTCGGTGATATTTCAACTACAGACGCTTTTATATGCACACTAGACGACTCCTTTGCAGTTGCTGACTTTGTGTATATGCAAACGGCAGGCTCCAAGGCGGAAGGAGTGTGTATATCCAGTACCGGTTCAGTAGTACAAATGGGTGCTTATGTTAAGAGTGACGGCACAAAGGTTGATTTCTCCTACGCTTACAGCGGGTCTGGTAATTTACGCATATATAAAGCCTCTCACGGACTTGACGACTCTCTTATCACGTTTCAAGGAGACATGGCAACTATTTACGGTGCTGGGCCTTTCCTTGCTGTAAGGGGCGATGATAATTATTTTACAGTATGGAACGCTGGAGAGACTGCTGCTATTGCTTATGATACTGATTACGTTCACGGATATAAGTATAGCGTGACCAGAGGAATTAGTGGTGTTGTTAAAAAAACAGTAACTATAGACTCTACAAATCTCACCTATCACGGTACTTATGCAGTTTTTCACGATGCGTCAGGGCACACCTTCTCTAATGGGAATGTTATAGCTTTGCTTGCTGGTGGGTTAATCATAGCAGCTAAAGTGGTGCTGACTACTGGAGATCCTACTACAGACTTCTACGCTGACTATCAAGGAACATACTCAACACAAAGCTTTGTACCCAATGCATGGTGTAGCACGGCAGGAGGTACAGCGTATGAGTATAATACCTACGCATGGAACAAGGGTGTGGCTGTGTCGGCATACTCTTCCGGTACTACATCCACCCCGATTGTGAAGATTGGCATAGATGCTGGGTATCCGTATATACAACTTAATAAAAACGTATTTGATCCTAGATTCGGTAATGGGACTAATTATGTAGAGTTAAAGGACGCAGGGCTGGCCATCAAGAAGGGTGGGGATATTAGTTTGGAGTATGATGCTAGTAATCCGGCGTCACTAAACTTTAATGCTTCAAGTGGAAATACTGATTATAGTATGTATTACGCACCTGGTGGCAGCGGTGATTACTGCTTTTGGTCTAATGCTGATGCTAATGTGTATATTTATATGTATACTGGCACTACTAAAGATATTCATATACAGGCTTATGATAAAGTATACCTTGGTGATGACGTGTACATAACTGCTAATTGTAGCGCAGGGTCATTTACTGACAGAACTAAGTATTTTGTTGGGGACGCTATTAAAGAATTATTAACTATCAAGGCAGACAAAGATGGTAACCTTGATCACACAACACTTCCGATATTTGCACAGAAGGTAGTGCCTACTAATAAAGAGGGTAAAGCCTCTGCAAATATAGAGCGTGATCTTGGAGCTATGATATCCTTACTAACAGTGGCAGCACAACAGCTAACAACCCGTATAGAAGCATTGGAGAAGAAATGACCCAAACTGACAAAACCGCCCTACTCATCGAACTGAACTCCTGCTTCAACGAGTCAGTTAAATACCTCCAATTCCGCTTTAACGAACTGGCGGCGAAGATAAACTCTATTCCAACAACCGAACCGAAGAAAGAAGGAGACCCGAAATGAAAAAACTGACACTGATACTCATATGCCTTATCATAGCTTTTGCGGCAAGCCCATCATGGAGCAAGCTTACCGTTGAAACAGGAGGCGGAACTGAAATAACCTCAAGTACGGATAACACCACAGTAGAAATTGACTGCCGTGGGTTTGACGGGCTTTGGGTAGAAGCTGAAATTATATACCAGCAAGCAGAAACAATCTCTGTCACATATGAAACCTATAAAAACAAAAGGGGAAAATGGTCTTGGGTTTCAGAACCAGACGCGGTTACAAAAAAACTGACTCCTATAATAATGTACGTTGATAACACGACCTCTGAGGCTCCCGGCTTTTATTTGCCGCTACCGAGGAACACGGACAAGGCAAGAGTGCAGTTTGATGGTTGCACATCTTGCACTGGTAGCGTTTATGTCGGAATTGACGACACATCAAAATAATAATCAGAGGGGGTATTGTCATGGAGCTTTTCCCTGTTGTTCTAAAGTACGTTGATTCTCTTATTGGAGTAGTGGCTCTGGTCACATCGTTATTCGTTCTCATAACCTGCCGCACGATGGTTCGTGCCCTTGTGGTGGAAAATAACCGAACGAATGACAGGCTCCATGACGACACAAACGATCTCAAGAAAAAAATTGAAGATGTTCAGGTAAGACAGTCTGGCGATTATCAATTAAGGGTGTCTTGCATACAGCAGCATGAACACATCAACCAAAGATTCAACTCTTTTGAACGATGGGTTTCCGGTTTGGAAGCGAAACTTGAAAGTCATACAAAACAGATTTTAATGGCGATAAAAGGCAATGTTTTAGAATGAGGCTTCAATGGCCGAACTTTGCACATACACATGGCTTTTCTTGCTCGGGGTTACAGCCCTGTTTGCCGGCCTTGTGTTCATCGGTTCTGCAATAATTGATCTCATAGAGTATAAACTTTTCGAGACAGGAGAGATTAGCAAATGGCGAAAAACAAAATAGGCATTATCATTATAGGCGCTTTTTTAGCTAGTCTTTTCATGTTGCCGTCATACTCCGATGCCATAATGAGACATTCAAGATTTTCTGGCGGGGCGCAGCTTGCCTTGCAGCCGCGCCCAGCAGACACCGCCGAGAACATTGTAGAAATCGGCGGCACGAATGCTTTGGGCAGCGGTGCGGCTACGGCAGGGACTTGGGATTGGATACAGCAACTGGTGGCGCCAGAATCAACACCCCTTGCGTCGGTTAGTGCAGAGTCAAGCATATATACTTCTGATACGCCAATCCAGCAGGTTGCGTTATATCTGCCGGTTACATTCACAAAACCAGCGGGAGCTGTTGCGTTTCAGTTTTTCGGAACACGGCTGGGCGCTACAAACCTAGCCACAGGCACGACTATAACTGCTGCGTCTGTTGGTGCGACGGATACTCTCGCGTATGCTCAGGATGATCCTATTCCAGATGGGGTTCACACGCTTACCATGACACCCCCGATAGATGCCGATATTGGCGATATGGTGTCATTTAAGGCTCTTGGCTATACCATAGCCGGTAACGCCTCCTGCTACAAAATGGGGGCCCTGATTGAGAATGAGAATTACTCAGCCTCTTTCAGTATCGGGGTAGGGACTGGTGATTTTACATCTGGTTTTTTTGGGGCCATGCCGATGAAGTTTTACGGGCAAGCTCCACATGTTGTCTTAATTGGAGACTCTAGGGGGACGGCCTACAATACTACTACCGATGGCAGTTTATGGGGCTTTAAAGAATCCGCAACCTTAGACCCTTATTACGGCGTAAAACTTGGGTATAAAAAAACATACCCGTGGATTGACCATGTGGCAAGACAGTTTGGCTGGACGTATTCAAACCTTGCAAAATCGCAAGACACAACGGAAGGGATGCTTGCCCGATTTACAGCCGATGTTATAAACCATAAGCCTGCATATGTAATTATAGCAGGCGGCTACAATGATTGGAGCCAAACCGGAGGGTATGACAATACCCCATCAAACATAGCGGCAATGTGTACCGCTGCACTAGGCGCCACCCCGCCAATTATCCCCATTGTGTGCAGCATAGACCCTGACGGGGCTGAAGGGTCACCCGCAAATATACTTTCCTATAATGCCGCCATTAAAACCGAAGTCGACAAAATAGCTGGTGCGATATGGATTGATAATCAGGCGGCTATGGGAACATGGGATGTAACCGCTGGCGGGTATGCTCTGCGGCCAGAGTATTATGCCAGCGAGTCAGACAAGACGCATTATAATGTAGCTGGCAATGCGGCGCTTGGCGCTAGCACCGCTAGGCAGATCAAGATTGCACTCTCCCGAAACAGCGCAAGCATGTGGGTAAAGAGATGGGTGGGCAGATGGCAATGAAAACGGCGCATCTTGTCCGGGAGGAGGAAATAGTTTCTTTTTATTTCTTCCTTTGCCCGGTCTGAGTGGCAAGGTAAGAATAGTGAAATTAAGGGGCTTTACCCATGAAAAGATTTTTAATTGTATTTTTATCCGTTGTTTTTTTGTGGGGGCATGTTCAAGCGGCAAGCTGGTATGTAAAACCCGACTCGTATGCTGAGGGGTCAAATACTGGTGTCGATTGGGGGAATGCTTTTTATGGAATGCCTGTCTATTCCAGCACGTTTTGGACGGAAAGTCTTCAACCGGGCGATACGGTCTATGTTGCCGGTGGAACATACACAACCATATGGAGAATCAATAAAAGCGGAACATCTGAAGCCGACAGAATAACAATAAAACGTGCAACAAACACAGAGCATGGCACAAATACCGGATGGAATAACGATACGGACAATGCAACTGTTGTTTTGAGTGGTGTTAATATACAGTTTTACGCTCCGACTGCAACCTATACTGGCCCAAGCTATGTCACTATTGATGGGGTTGTTGAAAATGGAATAAAGGTTGATATGTCAGGTGTTGCTGGCGACATAGTGCTTCTTTCTTACAATAATAAGGGAAGGACGAATTACATAACTCTTAAAAATATTGAGGGGAAGGGTTATGGTGTAGGATGCGAGGTTGCCAACTGCAACGGCATAAAGGATACGGCAATCAGCACGACTATGGATAATAACCATACTGGGCTAAAAATTCAAAACTGCACGATTTACAATGTTTGTGGGGCGGCTCTTTATTTATACAACAGCCACAATGCCATTATAGAGAATTGCGTAGTGCATGATATTGGTGGCCTCGGTGGAGAAATACATGAGGATTTTTTAATTGTCTATGATTCCGATAATGGGACTGTTCGTAACAATATAATGTATGATACCGCATCGCTCGGCATATTGTTTGAAATAGGCATTAATGAAGGTTGGCAGGTATATAACAACTTATTCTATCAGACGAAATGGGAGGAAGAAACTATATCGGCTATAAAATTTTCAAATAAGACGGGTGCGAGCTACAGAAGATGCAAAATATTTAACAACACCCTCTATAATTACAACGCAGGTTTGTATATCCCCGCTTCAACAACAGGAGATTATCAGGTTGAGGCGTATAACAATATTTTCTACAATGCCCCGGCGACCTATTTGGGAGATAATGCAACACATGACTATAACTATTATGATGTTGCACAACCGTCAGTTGGGGCAGAAGCACATGGCATTTACTCCGGCGCAGACCCGTTTGTTGATAGTTCTACATATAACTTCATACTGGATGAAGATTCCAGTGCGGCAGATAACGGAACAAACCTCTCCACTTATTTTACTACAGACTTAAACGGTACTGCCAGAACTGTACCGTGGAGCAAGGGAGCTTATGAAGTTGATGCTGGTGTTACCACCACCACGGTTGCAACGACAACCAGCGTAGCTATAACATCGAGCACAAGCACAAGCATCACCACGGCGCCGACAACAGAACCGACAACGACGACCACTATATACAGCGGGGCACCTTCCCCGCCGACTCCAAAAGGCATGATATGGATTAAGAGGTGGCGAAAGACATGGGAAACAGGTCGAAAAGAATGGAGAGGATTTTAAAATGACAGAAGAAAAAACATTGGAACAACTGGCAAAAGAGCACCCGCAATCTCAACTCGGCAAAGAGGGGTGGGTGGAGGTAAGCGCTATCAGCTCAATCAGAACCCACGGTCGCAGGCAGCTAAAAGTTAGGGTGATCGAGGACAACCTATGTCCTGTCTGCGGCAATGGCGGGCTAGAAACAGGAGATTGATAATGGGACTTTCTGAATTGCAAAATTATTCCGATAAAACCTTTCTTGCCTTGACCGTATGGCGAGAAGCAAGAGGCGAGACAAAAGAAGTTCAGGCAGGAATCGCGCATGTGGTTCTTAACCGGGTAGCTCGGCCTTCATGGTGGGGCAAAGACATAATGAGCGTCTGTTTCAAGAAGTGGCAGTTTTCTTCCCTGACCGACCCGAACGACCGGCAGCTTACAACATGGCCGGCCAGTTCTGACCCATCATGGCAGCAATGCCTTCAGGTGGCAAGTGATGTTGTTGACGGGATAGTGAAAAACCCTGTTCCTGGGGCAGACAGTTATTACGATATTTCAATACCGGCGCCGAAGTGGGCAACGGCAGAAGTTTTTGTTTCACAGATCGGCAGGGTTCGCTTTTACAACCTTGACCGATACATTGAAAAGGTATAATCCTTTTCACAACAATAATCTCAAAAGGAGAGCCAGTATGAGCAAACAGAAAACAGCACTTGACCTGATAAACGGACCGGCAGAAGAGACTGACGGAAATGTGGAAGCCACTTCGGAAATCCGAGAAGCGGGATGCGCTGCTCCGGCAGAGATCAGAAGTGAAGAAACCATTGACACCATAAAAGAGCAGTTCGCATTTCTGAAAAACCTTGCGACACTGACAAGCTTCATTGCAGGGAAAGACCTTCAGGCTACGGTGAAGGCTATCAGCCCGAAACTGCCGAACCTGGGCTTTGAGCTTGATATTTATAAGATGTTCAGGGACGGGTATTCGCGCCTTGAGCGCAGAGACGAGTTTGTTCAGATCGGCACCTATTGGGAGAGCCTTTCTCCCTTGAACGTGTGGGGCTCAAAGCAGAACAATGTCACGGTTGCTGATTTCGGAGTTTTCAAGAGACTCAGCATAAAAAGAGAAACTTTTTAAGGAAGGAGAAAAACATGGAGTGGTTGACTGCTAATTTTCAAAACATCTTGATTCTACTGGCGGCACTTTATGCCCTGGCAAGGGCGATTGTCGTTCTGACCCCTACGCCTAAAGACAATGCGGCCCTCGATGAAGTGTCTGCCGGGCTGAAGGTTATCGCAAAAGTGTTCGGCCTTGACCTGACTCAAGGCATAAACACTGATGATAAAAGCAACCCCTACGGCGGCCCGACCGCAAGACTCGGCATGTTGATTTTATGTTTCTTGCTGATGGCCGGTTGTGCGGGATGGCAGAAGCTTACTGTACAGGAAAAGGCGCGGGTGACTTGTGAAGATGCAATGAGCCAGTATGAGGCCTTGTATAAGCAGAGCGTTTCCCTGACCGCAGATGTGAGCGTTAAAAATAAGGACAAGATGTTTATTGTGACGAAGATCAATCCGAAGCTCAATAAGCTCAAGCCCTTGATTGTGACCTACTGCGAGGCGGCAGTGCGCGGCACAAAACCGAGCGAAGATGAAATTATAGCGGCGATTTCAAACATTGTAACCCTTTTCGGGGAGATAGGCAGATGAACGACGACAACACAAAACAGGAGAACGGCATGGACCCGACAACGGCAGCACTTATCGGCCTGGGGCTTGGCATTGTTGACCGGGCCATAAAGTACGGCGGCGACAATATCGACGTCCCGACCGCAGAAGCACTCGGCCTGCATTTGCAGAGCTTCAAGGCAATGCTGCCCTTGCCTGAAACATTCGACGAGGGCGTTATGGAAAAGGCTGAAAAGGCGTGGAACGCCATAACCGACATATTCGGAATTACGAAGTGAACGAACTTGAAATAATGGCAGCCGAACAGGCTATTTGCTTTCCCGAAAATTACGCGGAAGCGGCAAGAGAATGGATGGTTGCCATTGAAGAAGCGATAGCAGAACTCCCCGGGACACGGTTCGGGGATTCTGCCTATCCTTTGAAACACTCATTTGCTGATGGCCTGTATATCCGAGAGATATTAATGCCAGCTGGTCAGGTAGTAACATCAAAGATTCACAAAAAAGAGCATGTGGCTTTTATTCAGAAAGGGTGCTGCAGCGTATTTTCCGAAAAGGGAATAATGCGGATACGCGCACCTTTTTCAATGATAACCCCCGCAGGTACAAAGCGGGTCTTGCTTATACATGAGGATACAACGTGGGTCACGGTTCACAGAACCGATAAAACCGACCTGCTTGAAATAGAAGAAGAAATAATAGCAAAATCGTTTGATGATTTTTTTAATTATCAAAAACAGTTGGAAGGAGAAATATTATGACGTGGGCAGCAATGGGTGCGGCGGCAGTAGGTTTGGCCGGTTCAGTTGGGCAAGGCATGCTCAACAAGAAAAGTCAAAAGGAAGGGCTCAAAAGCTCACAACAGGTCATAATGACCCCTGAGCAAAAGCGTATGCTCCGGCGCACGACCGGCCTGACAGACATGGTTCTTGCCGGTGGGCAGACACCCGCCGACATAGCGGCAGCCAATGCCGCACAGACCGAGGGGCAACTTGCCTTACGTGATGCTGTAGCGCAGCAGGAGGTTATGCCCGGTTCTGGTGCCATGACACCTGAAATGCTTGCCATGCTACAGGGGAAAGCCTTGCAGGGGCGAGTGGCTGGAAATGTGGCCGTTCGGAACGCCAGTTATGAAAACGCAAGGCAGGCAGGGCTTCAGATAGCCCTCGGAGCAAAAGAGAAGGGAGTTACCGGTCAGAAGTCAGCCAGCGGGTATGGCGGCATGGCTGATGCTCTTGGTGGCGTGGCCCAGAGTGTCGGATTGGCTATTCCTACAGGTGACAAAAATGATACTGGGACAATGAAAATCCAAGCAAACAGCCCCACAACGTCGGCCCCCTTTGGTCCAACAGGTGTTCAGTTACCCGGTGGCACCACAACGCCAGACATTGTGAACGACCCGAAGTTTAAAATTAAATACGGCAGCAACATAAAGTAAGGAGAACCATTATGCGCTTCAATCCTTTTGGGAACGAGACATACGGCACCGACATTGAAGATGGCGGGGGAAGGCAAAAGGGCTTTTCTCACGGCCTTATTGAAGGGCTTTTGACTCGCAGGAGCATAGACCGTCAGAACAAAACCGACAAGCTCAACGAGCAGTACAATAAAAAAATCATGGAAATGGAAGAGTCTGACGCAAGGGATCGGGTTCTTCGTGCGGCATTAGAACGCACTAAACTTGAAATTGACAATCAGTTCGCGCCGCAGAAGGCGCAGGCTGATATTGCACAGTCAAATTCAGCGACAAGATTTCACGATGTTCAGGCAGAGTGGTATCCCAAAAAGACGCAGGCTGATATCGTTCAGTCAAACGCTTCTGCCGGTGCATCATCGGCAAGCGCAGCCCACAGCAGGGCTTTGACTGAGACAGAAAACTTAACGCGTGTTGACAAAAAAAATAAGCTCATTGCCGAAGCGATAAGGGCAAGACGGGCAGGCTCTACCACTTTTGAGCCTACCGAGGCGCAGGTTCAGTTTTATGCAGAAAACCCCGACCAGTATTGGGGCTTGCCGGCAAAGTCGCGGCAGGCTGTAGATGCAGCGGCACAGGTAGTCGGAGGCATAACCCTTCCGAAACGGGCAGAAGTTTCAAGCTTTAAGCCGACACAGGGCAAAGACGATGTGCGTAAAATGGTTGCTTCGTCCTTCGGTAAGATTGAATCAAATCAAAAGCTTGAGGACTATGAAAAGCAGGAAATGCTTGCAGGCTTGTATAAGGACTATCCCGAGCACATTGAAGCGGTAGAAACCATTGAGTCGGGCACTTTTGGAGACTCAAAGGTTATCCGGTATAAGCTCAAGGCGGCCCCTGCAGTTCCTGCAGCCGGGGGACAAGGGAAGAAAAAAGACACACTCGGAATCCTGTAAAAGAGGCTCTTATGAATGTTCAAGAGTTCAGCGGCAAAATAAAAGCGAAGTACCCCGAATATGCAGACATGGACGATGCCGACCTTGCAACCCGCATTGTCGCAAAATACCCCGAATATAAAGAGCATGTGACTTTTGAAGCTCCTGCAGCGCCCGAGCAAGGCCCCGGGCTTTTAAAGCATTTCGGCGCACAGATGATTTCCGACATAACCGGGCAGGATCAGCCGAATCAACTCTTGCCCCCTATTGGTTCAGAGCAGGTTGCCACTACAGAACAGGCGGTAAACACTCCGCTTGCTGAACGGTTGAACACTCCGGGCGCAGGGACGCAGCAATGGGGCAGTTTTAGCCGAGGGCTTTTGCAGATACCTCGCGCAGTTGGAACGATGGCCGTTGAAAAAATGAACCAGCAGGTTTTGGGGGAATCAGACGGCGGCAAGACACAGCCTGACCGACCGACAACCCTTGACGAAGTGACCGGATGGCTCAAACAGTTGTCGGTTTCAGATTTAAAGGAAGGTGTCTACAAGGCAGGGGAATATGTTGTTCCCTTTGGTCGGTTCGCGCCTGTATATGACAAATACGGTGCCGTAGAAGCTTCAAAGCAGATTGCAGAATATGCGGTAAAAGACCCCGTTGGTTTTGCAGCAGAACTTACATTTTTTAAGCAGCTTGCCATTGACCCACTTAAAAACATGCTGAAAAAGGGCGCGGCGCAAGATGCTGGATTAAAAACTGCCATGACCAACACGCAGGGCATTGTTGACGATGCTTCTCAGGCTTTGAATAAGCCCCTTGCCAGGGTGTACGGTGAACCAATGGTAGGGCAACCCGCGCCGATGGTGCCAGGAATCACAGAAACACCCGAGGCGCAGGCATTTATAGCAAGACAGCGCCTTGCCATGCTGGAAGGCAATTCAGGTCAGGCCCCCTCGCCGGCTGCGGCCCAGGGCCTCGCAAAAGACCTCGCCTACCAGGAAAAGGCCTCTGCCCGTATCGCCCAGGTAGAAGAAGAACTGGCAACCCTTAAAAAAGAAATGGGCATAGAACCGGCCATTGTCCCCGGCAAGAACACTATTGGCGGCGACGCTGCGGCCCTTGAACATATCGAACCCCCTGCCGGCGATCCGCGCATTGTGACGGCAAAGCCGGTTGAAACACCCCTGCGCTCCTTTGAGAAAAAGCCCGAGGTCATTTATGACCAGTTCGGAAATCCGATAAGCACACAGCGTATTTTGATGCCCGACCGGCCCGAGGCTCCGGCAAAGCCAATTTTGCCCTCAGAAGCCCCGAAAGCCCCTGTACCCATAGCAGAACCCCCCTTGCCCCCGAAAGTGGCTCCTGAAGGCGCACAAGCAGCGGAACCGGCCATTGTGGAGCCACCCAAGAACGCAATTGCAGCAAAACGGGCGGCAGTTAAAGAAGCAGGCGCACAATATGTGCCAAAACCGGCAGCGGCGCCCGGTGTCGCCCCTTCTGAATCAGCGGCGGCGAAGAACTTTATTGCCAAGAGAAGGGCAGAAGCAGCGGCCAAGGCTGAAGTTGTGCCGGGAGAACTTGATATTTCCTATTCCCCCAATAAAAACTACAACCAAAAGCTTAATACCGAACCGTGGGCATTGTCTCAAACACAGTACGGCGATATTAGCATGGGGTTAGGTGGAATAACGGCCAAGGGCAACAGGGGCAAATACAGTGCAGCCATAAAAGAACACAAAAACATTGTGCAACAAGCCCTGTCTGAAGGCAAGCCCGTACCTCCTGAAGTGCTGAAGGATTACCCTGACCTTGTGAAAAAGGCAGAACCCCCCGCACCTCGTAAATCCGAAGTGCAAGCAACAAGGATGGGCGACTGGTATGAGATATTTGGGGATGAAGCTAAAAAAATAGCTGAAATACTCGGCACATCTGCCACAAGGGGTAAAGATGGTGTTGCCCACGTTGGATTCCCGTACCATAGCGCAAAAGAATCAATTAAAAAGCTTAAAAAAGCAGGGTACGATTTAAAAATAAACGAATCTCTTGCCCCTGTTTCTGAACCTGCGCCCCTTGCAAAAACGGTATCTGAAAGGCGCAAGCCGGTAGGGGATGAATTCCCTGTTGACGGAACCCTTGAAGAACAGGCCGCACACGCCAACAAGGTTATTGATGGGCTCACAGAGCAAGAAGCGAGAAGCGCAGCAGTTAAGGCGGGAGCGCAGCCAAAGGTTTTAGACGGCGGTATCTCTCCCTATGACTATTTGAAGTCTGAGCACCCCGAGGATGCAATGTCGGCCATAAAGCCCGTCTTGAAAGAATCCGACCGTAATAAGAGCCAAATGAAGCTTTTTGCCGGTGGCGTAGCCGGCATTGAGCAGGACGAAAACGGGGAGATTGGATTCAACCCCGCAAAGGCTGCGCTCGGCATGGGCGCCATGGGCATTGCCGGCAAGGTGCAGGCTAGACGGGCTGCGATTGCTGAGAAGGTGGCAGGCAGTACCATTGCCAGAGATTTTGTGAACATGGTAAAGGGCGAAAGCGGAGTACCGAAACCGCTGCAGCAGGCGTTTAGGGCAGGGGAAGGCCGCGCGCGGGATGCCATTACCGGTTCTGCCGACCTCGGGAAGCAGATGCACGTTAATTTCTTCAAGGCGCAGGACAGCCCGGCCCTTGTGAAAATGGCCGATGCAGCGCACCGCGGCGACAAGGCGGCTCTTGACCGGATTGCCCGGTTCAACAAGCCCCTTGCCGAGCAGATAACCCGCAGCAGGGCAGAGATTGACGCCACGACCGATGCCTTGATAGGTGAAATCAAAAAGCTCTATCCTGATGGCAACATGCCCGTAAAGTGGGAAGGTAACACCATACCTGCCGGCAAACTGATTGAGGTTATGGAAAAGAACAAGGGCTCTTATGTGCGCCGGGAGTACAGCATAAACCATGTTGACGGGTACAAGCCTTCTGAACAGCAGTGGACCGATGCTGTGAAGGGCTACATGAAAGATCATGCCGGCCACACCGAAGAACAGGCCCGTATATTCCTGAAAAGGGAACTTGAGCTCCACGGAATCGGGGATGCTCTACCGAATATGTCTGCCCGGATAAACAAAAGCCCGTTCATGGCGCGGGAGAACAGCCCGGTATGGCTGCGCGACTTCATGGGTGAAATCAAGGATCCGGCCCTGAACCACTACCTGACCACGAAAGCCCTTGCAAACAATGTGGCAAAGATGCGGATATTTGGCGAAATAGCCAAAAACAAGAGCATCTTTTTCGACAAAGCCACAAAAGATGCTGTCGCAACGGTTGGGGACTATGTTCAAGTATCGGCCAGGGACGATGCCCTTGCCTGGGGCGCGATTGCCGACAAGTACACCACGCCCGAAATGGCTGAATTCCTGGGTGATGTATCCAAGCTTGATAATGTTTATGATGCCACGTTCAAAAGCGGCATTGCTGCGCTCAAAAAGCTTAAAACGTCGCAGAACATACCGACGCATATCAGGAACTTTCTCGGCAATATAGACTTTGCCATGATCGGCGGCATTTCCCCGCTGAATCCGAAGAACCATAAATTCTATCAGCAGGGCAGGGCTGCGCTTCTCGGCAAAAATGAAGCCCTGCGGCATGAGCTTATTCAAGAAGGCGTTATCGGAACAGAGCTTGCCCATGCGGAGCTTATCAACACCAGCCATGACATGATCGGAATGATGAACGAAGGGAAGAACTGGACTGACCGGCTCAAGAAGGGCGCTGCAGCGTTTGACCGAGGCTTGACCAAAGCTTATTCCCTTGAGGATCAGTATTTCAAGGCGGCAAAATACCTTGAGGCTCGGAGCAGGGGCTTATCAAAGCGGGATGCCGTGTCAGAGGTCTATAAGTTTTTCCCGAACTATGCCGAGGTATCACGGTTCGCAAAAGGCGTTAGGGAATCAGGGGTGGGCTCGGTACTGATGCCGTTTTTCTCCTTCAAAAGCGAGGCGCACCGTATTTTTATGAATATCGTGCGCGACGGATCGCCGGCAGAAAAGGCGAAACTGGCCGCTGTGCTCGGCTGGCGCAGCACCTACAACCTTGCCGCCCTGACCGCAAAGGGTATTCCCCTGGGCGCGGCCCTGGGCTACCTATGGAAGAACAATCAAATTAACGGTTCCCTGGCAGACCCGAAGCGACCGAACCGGCGCGGCATGACACAGCGCGGCATTATGCCTTTTGACAACTACCTGCCCGACGAGCGCACCTTTCAGGGCAATATTATTTCAGGCCCGATTCAGAACGTTATGAGGGCAAAAGGCGCCGGGAATAAAATAAAAGGGTTAGCCAAGGGCATAAACGCCACTACCGGCGCGATTGTTTCTGCCGCTGTTGACAAAGACCCGAGCAAACTATGGGATGCCATAATCCCGTTCAGGGAAGAAAAATACAAATAAATACGCACCAAACTACGAACTTAAAATTATTTTGAGTTTTCTTCACTTTTCCTCTTGACAATTCCTTTCTCGTACTCCATATTGTAGTCATGTGCAGCTAAATAGCAGATACACAAACCAACAAAACCCTATTTAAAAGGAGCCACGTTATGACACTTCGGAAATCCGAGATTCAGCAAACCATCGGCAAAAAGCACCTGTTTACTCAGGGCGAAAAAAAGGACATGGCAGACAGCCTGACCGAGCTTATCAAGAAGATTGAGGACTTGGAAACCGACAAGAAGGCGGTTGCCGACAGCTTCAAGAAGAAAATCGACGGCCTTGAAGTTGAGAAAATGGAAACGGCCAAGGCGTACCGCACAGGGTTTGAGATTCAGGACGTTTTCTGCGACCTGTATCTTGACATGGCGACAAATGAGCGCGTCTGGCTTGAGCATGAAACCGGCCTTGTAGTGCGTCGTGATCCGATGCTGCCGAGCGACAAGCAGTTGAAGCTTGAAATGGACGTACAACTTTAACAGGAGCAGAGCCATGACCGAACAAGAGCCAAAACCGAATATCAGAGACTACCAATCATTCAGCAGCCTTTCAACTTTTGTCGGCTGCGGGATGCAGTATTATTTCCGCTACGTCGAGGGCATAAAAACGCCCCCATCGGTTGCAATCATCGAAGGCAGCGCCGGCCACAAGGGGCAGGAAAAGAACTTTGTGCAGAAAGTTGAAACGCACATCGACCTTCCGGTTGACGTTGTTCTTGATGTTGTTTCTGACACGTTTGAGCAGCGCAGCGCAGATGTTGAAACGTGGGAAACTCCGAAGGGCAGCGCAAAGGACGAAATCATAAAGCTTATGCGGTTTGTTCACACGAACCATAACCCGAAAATTCAGCCGGTTGAGTGCGAGGCTGAACACATCATCGAAATACCGAACCCAGACAGCGGCGTTCCGGTCAAGATGAAATCCTATATAGACCTTGTGGACACGACTCAGACGATACGGGATTCCAAGTTCACAAAAAAGGCAAAATCCCAGGGCGACGCAGACAATGACATGCAGTTGACAATCTACAGTTATGTCAAGAGCCTGCCGAAAGTAGCTTTTGACTGCTTCATCAAAGGCGACAAGCCCAGGGTGGCAACAATCCCCTCAGTGCGCGGCACCCGGCAGTGGAACTGGCTTGAACGGGCAGTGCCGAAATACATCAAGGCAATCGAAAGCGGCGTGTTCATGCCTTGCGATCCTGCACACTGGCGCTGCAGCGAAAAGTTTTGCGGGTACTGGTTCCGCTGCCCCCACGGTGGCGCGAACACGAACAAGGTAATAATCGATCAGGCGCCGGCGAACTTGCTTGCCCCTGAAACTGAAATAAGCGATCTTTTATAAGGAGAAAAAGAGCCATGAACGAAGAAACAGGATTAGTTTTAAGGGGATATGCGGCCATGCTGCCGCAGCAGAACGAAATGGACGTACTCAACACGATGGCGAAGAACGCCTTTGACAGCCCCTTTTTCAAGAGGCTCGGCGGTGTCGGCGGTGTGCTGACGGTTATGCTGGTGGCGCGGGAGCTTGACATACCGCCCATGATGGCGCTGACAGGCGGCATCCACATCGTCGAAGGCAGGCCCGAACTGTCGGCGCGGGTTATGAACGTGCAGATTCGCAAGGCAGGGCACAAAATGCAGATTGAAGAAAGCACTGACGAAATCTGCAGGATCACAGGCACCAGGTCCGACACACAGGAAACCTACACAGCGACATACAGCATCGAAGATGCCAAGAAAGCGTTTCTTGTGAAGCCAGGCAGCGGGTGGGCGAAAAACCCTTCCGACATGCTGTTTGCCCGGTGCATATCTCGGCTTGCTCGGCGCCTGTTCCCTGATGTTGTCGGCAATGCCTATGTTGAAGGCGAAATCGACAACAGCGGTTCCGCTACCGGCACAACGGTTCTCGGCCAGCAGCAGCCAAAAGCAGAAGAACTGTCCCCGACAATAGAGGGCGGCAAGGCGGCAGGTTCTCTTGATGCCGGCAGCAAAGTTGTTGAGGCTGAACTGGTAGAGCCACAACCGAACGCGCCTACCGATGAGGTTCAGCCCCCGGCAGAACAGCCCAAGACAACGGAAAAACCGTTTGAGTCAAAAAAATCTCAAGCGGGTAAAAAGGCTGCGGCGAAACAGGCAGAGGAAAAGCCCCCTGAAGAAAAACCTATGCCGACCGACCGAACCCTGAACCATCCGGTCACGGTTGCCGGCAAGGAAATTATGACGGCAGGCATCACCCAGGAGCAGGTTCTTAAAATCAGCTCCCTGCAAAAAGAGGGCGACAACAAGAAAAAAATTCAGGGCTTTCTGGACGCGCAGAAAGTTACCGGCCTGCGCTTCTTGACCGAACTGGAAGGCAAGGTCATTCTCGGGCTAATAGACGGCAACAAAGATGCCCCCGCAGGCGCAGCAGGAGCCACGCAGGCCCCGGCAAACGACAACCAGGCTCTTGACGTACAGATTAAGAGGTTCTGGGCCATTGTTGCCGAACTCGGCGCGAAGGACGACGCAGACGGCATTAAGGCCATGCTGTCAAAAATGTTCAGCGCCGATGATGCGGCGGCGGCAAGCCTTCATGCCTTCACAGCAGAAGAACTTGAAACGGCAAATGATTTTCTGGCAGGTTACAAGGGTAAAAGCGGAGCACTTGCGGTGACTCTTGCCAGCATGAAGGGCTCGGTTGCATGAGTTTCTTTATGGGCTTTGTGTGCGGCGTAATAACCGCGATAATTTTAAGCCTTGTTATTTCTGGTAAATTAAAAACATGAACGGCCTGCCAGTGCCGTGGAACTGGCGACAAAACTTCCTATCTCCTTATCCTGGCTGAAATGCCAATGTGAGCGTGAACGGTTGTTTTGGGAAGATGAGCCGAGCAGGGGCGGCATACCCCCTGCACTTTTAAAGGAAAAGAGCCATGCTTACAGGAAACGAAGAACGCGAAAATCTGAAAAAAACCGTCATGGAGAAGTTTGCTGCGATGGGCATAGACAACGACCACTGTCGATCTTGCGGCGAACCCATCATCTTTTTGAAAACGACAAGAGGGAAATGGCAACCGGTAGATTTTTATCTTGAAAGCCACTTTGCCAACTGCCCAAATGCAAAGGAGTATCGCAGATGAAAACGACACCTGTTGAACGACAAATGCCGCGCCTGCAGAGAATTTTGATGAAGGATATTCTGATCAACAAGGAACTGCAGGTACGGCCCCTCGACAAGTCATACGTCGAAATCCTAATTGAGAACCTGCCGAAAATAACTGCCCCGATTGTTCTGTTTCACATCAACCAGCCGCCCGATTTCCCCGAGGGGAATTATCTGTGCGACGGGTTACATCGTCTGACTGCAAGGCTTCAGGTTGGGCAGGAGTTCGCAGAAGCGTTTGTCTTGAAGGGAACTTTTGACGATGCCTATGAATACGCTGTGCAGTCAAACTGTTCGCACGGACACCCGCTGACGATTGAAGAACGCAAGAAAGCCGCGGCGAACATTCTGATTGCACACCCCGAGCGCTCCGCAAATTGGATCTCCGACATTTGCGGCGTGACGGATAAAACCGTTTCAAACATTCGGCGCGAACTGGAACTGAAAAAGACGATCCCCATTGTGAAAAGCTATATTGGCAAAGACGGTAGAGACTTCCAGCGGCCCGAGTACAAGGCGAACGATGCCAGCAAAATGCTCAAGTTATACTTCAATTTTCCGAATACCAAAATGCGGGAGCACTGCGTGAAGATGGTTGAGAACTTCCGGCAGGCGCACGAAATCCGCACCAGGGAGGAAGCTCTTGAGCTGGCCCTTGTGGAAGCCATGCACAGCATCCCCGACAATCCGAAGAACCTTGACAATGACAAGTACCGGGACATTATCCATGAGGTCAGAGAAGGAATTGACCAGGAAGTGACGGACCTGTTATGAAAGCAGGCTCCGGCAAACAGGCATGGAACAAAGGTTGTTATTATCCCGGCTGCAATCGCAAGGCTACAAAATGGTATAACGGGTATGAACGATATCACCTGTGCGCGCACCATTATTCGCAACTGTATTCGTATTTCCGAAGAACGGCCCTTATGATATGGGGCGATCACTGCCAGAAATGCGGCGAAAAAAAGTACGGCATAGAAATTCATCACCTGAAACCCCTTGGCATACGGCGGCACAGGTTTGAAGAGGTCAGGCCCTTGTGTGTTGGTTGTCATAAAGTTGTCACTTTACTTGGAAGGAGGTCATTCGATGGAAGGTAGTCAAAAGCTTAAAATGGCAGGCGGTTTATACTATCGCGGTCGCGCTGAGGACTTCGGAAATCCGAACCCTGCAGAGCGCAACTATCTTGCAATGGAGTTCAACTTCGGAATTTTTCAGCGCACCCTTGAAAAGCTCGGCAAGGCTCCTGAATCCGGTTGTGTGTGCTGCGGCCTGCCGTCTTGCATAGCCGGTTGCAAGGGGTTTGACCCTGCGGTTCATCCCCATATCAGGGATCAGTGGGAGTTGATAAAAAAAAGTTGACACGTTTTTAGAAAATGATAATATCCGAATAGCCGACAGTTTTAAGGATGCAAAATGATAAATACAATTCGCCTATTAAGAATAGCCAAGGGTTCAACGGTGCATCCCCGTTGTCGGCTCCCCTTGGCTATCTTTTTAGGCGATTTTTGCTTTTGAGGGCGTAATGGGAAAAGACCCTGCGGTTCTGTTTTTTACTTCTGATTTCCTAATTGGAACCATGCTTTTTACAGATGAAGAGTGCGGTAAATATATCCGGTTATTATGCCAACAGCATCAAATCGGACATCTTCCTATAACTCATATGCTTAAAATGTGTGGTTCTCTTGATTCTCCAGTTATGACAAAGTTTGATATTGACAAAAATGGCTTATATTTCAATTATCGTATGGATGAAGAGATAGGCAAAAGGAAAGAACATGCAGAAAAACAAAGAGTTAGGATTCAAAATTATTGGGATAAAAAGAAAAAAGTGGAACAACCAAAAGTATTCCACGGTACTACCACGGTAGTACCTTTAGAAAATGAAAATGAAAATGAAAATGAAAATGAAAATGAAAATGAAAATGTATTAACTCTTAAGAATAAAAGAAGTAGTAGGGAAAAAACTTTTGAGATTTTCTGGCAGGCATACCCGAACAAGAGCGACAAAAAGCGGTGCCTTGCCTTGTGGCAAAAAATTGACTTTGAGAAAAACCCGTTCCCGATGATCCTTGAAAACTTGGAAGCCTTGAAATTATCCTGGGGCTGGACAAAAGATGGCGGTCAGTTTATCCCGATGGCGAAAACTTGGCTGAACCGGGAAGGATGGCACGACACGATCAAGACAGAACCGCCAAAAAAGGAAAGTGAGTGGTTGACATGATAGCCCACGATGTTTTTTATGACATTTTAAAGCGTTTTGCTCATTGCTGCGATAGAGCTTTAAAAAAAGATCAGGTAGAGGAACTTTACGACCGGCTGAAATTCACGGATGAAGAAAAATTCAGGGCTGCTATGGAGCAGCTTATTGAAGATGAAAGCAAATTAACGCTGCCGGCCATTAAGCGCGCCCTTGCCATGCAGGATAAGAAAAATGGAGAGACGGTGGCCGGTAGCCACTTCAACGGCATCGGTTGCCCTGACTGCAGCATGGGCCTGATCCACACAAGGCGCATGATTGACAATTTGCCGTACAGTTTTGTTTATCGGTGCAAATGCAGAAGCTATGACGCCCCGACTTTGCCGATTTATAACGGTGATGGCATAGACGAGACCAGAATACCGGCAGAACCGGAGCGAGATATACCGATTTAAACGAACGGCAAGGCACTTTTAAGACACGAACGGCCTAAAAGGGGTGTCGTGGGTAGGGTAAACACAAGAAAAGCCCTTGTAGGGCAAAATTAAGAACCTCGGAAATCCGATGTAGAAGGAGAAATGGCCATGATAAACAGTTTTGTTCTTGCGGGAAAAGTACAGGGTGAAATAAAGCGGATTGACCTGAAAAGCGGCAAGGTGATGTGCGCCTTTGAACTCGCCGCCGAGTACGACAAAGGAAACGGTTATAAGGGCTACAGTGAGCACAGGTGCAAGGCTTTTGGGAACTGTTGCCAGCAGATACTTGAAAGTGGTATTGGCCAGGGAACGGCCCTTGTGCTGCAGGGCAGCATTGAGACAGAAAGTTATGAAGGCAAGAACGGCCCTGCCAAGTCAAACAGTTTTTTGGTTCAGGGTTTTGAAATCTTGGCCGGTGAAATTGTGAATAGTGACGATATTCCGTTTTGAGGTCTCGTAATGAAAAGCAAAAGGACAGATCGTCCCTGCCCGAAGCCGACTTGCCCCGGTATCTTGATAGAGAGAAAGGGCAAGTTCGGCAGGTTTTTCAGAGCAGATTAAGACATATTATAACGGCGATGATAGCCTTGCAGATGATTTTTTTATGCGGAACGGACTGCCTCAATACGCAAAGATGAAATAGCCGCACTCAAGGCGGGGAAGGAGTGTGAATGATGAATAGATGCCCATATGATAAAACGGTATGTGCAAATAATGCCCCTGCTGGCACTGCATCAGCAGTTGGCGAGTGTATCTACTGTGAGCGTGACAGGCTCAAGGGGGAATTGAGAAAGCAGAAATTTGAAGATGATGAGCATTTCACTTCGGTTATTGTAGAGCTTGAGGCCGAAGTGGAACGGCTCAAGGCCGAGATTGCGGAGGCCCTGCATGACCTTGAAGTGACAAGGGTGTGGAATGGTCAAGGATGGACATACCCTCATCCGAGATTGAAAACCACTTATCAGAAACTTGAAGCCGCAGTCAAGGCAGGGAAGGAGAAGGGATGACACATGATGATATTAGCACTTGACCCTGGGACAGAAACAGGGTGGGCATTGTATCACCTCGGAAATACGAGGTCGGGCAGTCATAAAATGACGGCTCTGCCTGCAACCAAGAAACGGAAAGCCGAGCCCGAGCACTACCGCTGCCGCAATATGTGGTCCTGGTTGTCTCAAACGTGTCTGCTATACGGGTATCCGAATTTGATTGTTTTTGAAAGCCTTGAGGGTTTTGTTGCAAAGGGCAAAAAAGCCGCGCAGGTAAATAATGAATTGAGAGGTGTGATAAAAGCTTTTGCCGGGGTGAATGACATTGCCTTGCTTGCCGTTCAGCCTGCCGACGTAAAGCGTTTTGCGACCGGGAAGGGTAATGCTGACAAGGTGGAAATGGTAGAAGCGGCCAGGAGCAAATACGGCTACCTGGGCGACAACCACAACGAGGCCGATGCAATTCTGATATTGCAGTGGGCTTTAAAATATTACACTTTTTAGGGAGGGAAAAATGCGCAGAGAACAACTTTTAAAAGCTTTAGACGGGCCAACGAGTGAACGGCCAACAAGGGTTAGGACAAGAAAGCCTGGCGCCGACTACTGGCGCCGGGTGTACCGGATTGCAGGAGCATTGCCGGTTCTGGCAAGGCTCAAAATTGCCTGGCGCATTGCTAGAGGCGTGTAAAACAAAAAAACCCCTGCATTTGCCAGGGGCTTTTGATTTATGCCGGTCAGGGCTTTATGCTGGCTTAACTGTTATGCCCTGATTCACAAGAGGCCCGAGCTTTCGCGTAAAGCCTACCATAGCCGAGACAAATTGAGACTGTGACAGCCCCAGGGCGGCGGCATTGTCGGCAATAAATAGAATATCGTCCGGGTGCAGGGTATAATGCACATACCGTCTTTTTTCATTTTCATTGAGTTTTTCAGGCATTTTTAATCTCCTTTTTGAGTTCGTCAGCCTGCCAGGCGTCAAAAGTAGCGCAATGGCAGAATTTTTTTTGGCATATTGCCGGGTAAATCCGCTGCTCCCGCTTCTTGCCCCATATCGTTATGGTTCGGATTTCCGAAGTGGGCGCGGCATTGCATTTTTTCATTTAATCCTCCTGTAAGTTTTGGTTTTTGGGTCCCATTTGTACTCTTCAAGCCGCGTGTCATATCGCCGGTCAGGTTCAGGGGCAATAAGCGCAGTCGCTGCGGCTATTTTCAGCGCCTCGGCCTCGGTTCTGGCGTCGATCAGCTTTACCGTCTGTGTCAGGAATCCCGCGATCAGCAGGCACACGATAAAAAGGGCAAGAAGCATGGGCCAGTTCGGCAGGTCGGTTTTTCTGATTTCATAACTCATTTTCTGGTTCCTCTTGTATGGGTTCTTCTTTTAATCGCCTGTAAAATTCATCCTCTTCTTTCAGTTCCCTGGCTGTAGGCTGCATGGGGTTTCTGTAGAGCTCGTTGCCATGCCTGCATCGTTCAAAGCCTGCGGACCCGTCAAGAGTGCTTGTTTGTAGGTCTTTCAAATTCTGCCCTCCTGCAACTTGGTTATGAGTTTGTTTACCTCCAAAAATGCAATGGTTCGCTCATACTGCGCCGCCATGACCTTAAAAGTTTCAGCGTCGATTATGCCATTCGCCAGTAATTCTCTTAATGTTTCCATGCTTCTAACCTCCTGATAGTTTTCGATTATGCCCTCCAGGGCGTTTATAAGGCATCTTGCACCGTGGTCTGATAACTCACAGTGTAAGTGCTTTATGCGGTGCAAGGCATCATTTAAAAGGCTTTTGCGCTTCACCGGAGAGCCTGCCGCATTGCGTTTATGATAATGTGCCTGCTGCCCACATTGCCGCTGTAGTATTCGATAAGGTCTAGGACTTCCAGTTTGGTCATGCGCTTAATCTGCTTTTTGAAGTCTACACGATTGCCATTGATGTAGTTGTCAATCACTTCCTGCTGTTTTTCGTATTTCATATTATCCGCTCCTTTTTGGGTTGTCGCGGGTTGTTCCGCTTATGCTTACCTCGTTTTTACGAGGTAAGGAAAGAGGAGCAATTAATTATTGATAACCATCATTGCGACATTAACCATAGTGCCGCTGTTTTTAAAACTTCCCTCCGGTAGCACTTTCCATGAATCCGCAAGCGGTTTTAACTGCTCCTGCTGCCGTGGCCCGTTAGCGCAAAGGGCAACAAGCCTGCCGTTAGGCTTTAAAAATTTGATAGCGTGTTTAATATGTTTTATATCGCTGCCGTTTTCAAAAGGGGGATTCATTATGATCCGGTCAAATTTGCCAAGATCGCCGTTGTGCTCCAAAAAGTCGCCGCAAACAATATTATCGGCCCATGGTTCAAGAGCTTTTGAAAGGGTATAATTGATTTCAACCGCTGTGATGGCTCCGTTTGGCCGTATACATGGCAGGGCTTTTAGAAGGTTGCCGGTTCCCGCTGATGGTTCAAGTAAGTCATGCCCCGGCTGAATGTCTGCCGCTTCAATCATTTGCTCGGCAATTTCGGGCGGAGTTGGGAAAAGCTGCGGTGCTGATACGGTTTGAACGCCTGTTTTGAGCGTTTCGCGCATAGCTTGCATTTCTTTTTCCTGTTCTGTCTCTTCTTTCGGCGCTCTGTATTGCGGTATTGCTGGGGCGTCAAAAATAACGGGATTTTTCTCAATAGCTTCCGGTTTAGAATGTGCCTTGCTGTCAGAGATAAAAACGCAAACATGCAGCCGATCATAAAACTGCCCCCCGTCTTTTTTAATAAGGGCAATTCTAACACGATGGGAGTTTTCGACGGTTCTTGTGCCTTTGTAATCATCATAAATGGCTTTATACTCTGCTGCGGTCATTTCAACTTGTGGGTAATGCTCGGTAGTGCCCCGCTTATAGACGTTTTCAAGCGTTATGCCTCCCGGCGCTTTGTAATTGCAGATTGGTAGTTGTTTCGGCCTCGCCTTGGGTGCAATTAAATCACTTTCGCCTTGTTCGTCAAGCATGGCTTTTTCATAAATAAGCCGGTTTTTAAAATGTGCAATCCACCTATCACAATGCGCGATTGTGTGCGGGTAGCTCTTTCGGGCGCGATCCTGTACCATTTCAAGCGTCCATGCGGGGCATGCTTTATATCGTTTGTCATCGGGGGCTAAAACATTATAGGCTGACCAGTAACTGAACTCACTTTTGCAGCATGGCAAGTGGCCGTATTCGGTAAACCCGGCAATTTTTCTGGCATCATCAAGCGTAAGCCCTTCTTTTGTCCAGATAGCAAGCCCCTTTTCCGCTGCGGCCCTGTTGCGCTCAAACTTGCGCTTGTCTGCTTCAATGGTCTTAATCCGGTTTGCGCGTACTCTTGGCAATTCTTTATATTTTGCGTGGCGTAATGCTCCCGCTGCCCTCTGTTGCCAGTATTTTGATTGATCGAAAAGCTTTAAAGCTTTACGCATACCGTTTTCAATTCGAGCCGCTTGTTTCCGTGCGTGGCGCTCGCTGTGGTGCCCTACAAGTATGGGCTGGCCCAAGGGGATTCCGTCGCATATTTCTTGAACCGCTGCATGTGCTCTTGTGCTGTCGTCTGCCCGTTTTGCGCTGTAGTCTTCAAAGCGTTCAGCTCGTTCCTCCTGTCGTTCTACAAGGCTTTTGTCCTCGTCCTCTATGTCGCCGCAAAGCTCAAGGGCTAAGTCTTCTCGCTCAGGTGTCCACATTGGAGCGACAAAAAGCTCCTGTTTAGGTGCCCATTTGTAACCGGCTGCTTTTACTCGCGCATAAGTGGCGCTGTCAAGGCGCGCAAATGGGTAAATCCTTATTTTGTTGTCCTCTGGTGAATAAGTGGCGGTTCCTATTGTTTCTTTTTCTGTCATGTTGTCGGCTCCTTAAAGGGGTTTGTGTTGTTGTCTATATATAGTTTATAGACTATGAAGGGGTATCTGTCAAGGGTTTATTTTTAGGGTGTGTCGTTTTTTTTTACGATTAAATCGTAAATACCAGTTGATATACAGCATATAGTGGTAGTATTAAGGACATAACACAACCTCGGAAATCCGAAGTAGGAGAATAAATAAAATGGCTCGAAGAAAAAAAACAGGATCAGCGCTCCCGGTTCCAGTTGCAGGCCGTCTTGTGCAACCTCTCACCAAGAGTCAAAGCAAACTCCTGGATGCGCTCATTGACGATCCGAGACTGTCACCGGCTGACCTGTGCGATGCGGCCGGGGTTCCGGCGTACACCTGGCGGCGTGCGCTCAGGAGTCCGGCATTTGCAGCTGCCCTTCTAGATGCTCAGAGGTCGGCGCTGGATGCTTCGCGCTTATCCCGCACACAAGCAGCCATAGAAAAGGCCCAGACCTCGCCAGCGTTCGCCCGGCTATGCTTCCAGATTGATGGCAGTATTAAAGAAGCGCCGACTCTTGTGCAGCAGTTCACCCAGAACAACCTAAACATGCCTATATCTCAACTTAGGAAGTCTTTCGAAGCCGGAAACGTGATTGAAATCCCTGATTTGAATTACATTACGAGGTCCGAAGTGCCTCAACTGCCCGTAATACCTCAAAAGCAGGATGATGGCAGCGTGGAAGAGGCCCCCAAATGCCCCAGGTTCAACGATAATAAAGCACCCCTTACCTTACCCTTGCCCATTTCAGACCAGTACGAGGTACGAAGTGAAGCAGGTACGAGGTCCGAAGTGGTAGAAGCACAGTACTCCGAGGTCCGAAGTGGTACGAAGTCCGAGGTAATACCCTGCTCCGAGGTACGAAGTGAAGGCAGAGGGCAGGCGTTCAAGGTGACAAGGGCAGCGCCAGGCAGCCAACAGGCGGCAGGAAGGGCAGAGGATGATCTATTTGACTTGCTATGACCAGAGGGGGGAGGGGGCCGGTTCTGGAATGGCGGCGGCGGGGGATAGGCTCCCCTCGCGGTATACAAGTTCAAAACGACCTCATACCTCGTACTATGGAAAAACGACTTCTTACTTCGTACTTCATACATCGTAATAGAAAGGAATAGAGAATGGGACAGGGAAAGATGATGAACACGAAGCAGAAGGCGATTGAGGCGGGGGTCAAGAGGATGCCGAGGGAGGAGCAGGTATTTATTTATGTGATGTGCTGTCTTGAGGATATGGCGAGGGCAGAGGGGCAGGGCGCGGTTAGGAGAGTGACTGCAGAGGGGCGGGAAGCGTTTGAGTGGATGGTGTCGATAGGGTTCGAGCCGAGCGAGGTAGAGGTAGACCGGGCGATACAGTTCATGGTGCAGAATGGTCTGGTGGATATTGGAGTGCCGAGCGACGCAGAGGTCCGCAAGCAGGCGGAATTGAAGAAGAAGATAGCGACAATACATTGAAGGAGAAAGCCATGATTGAGTGCGGGGCATCACTGATAGAGCAGGAAGCGTCAGACGACACAAAGCGCCTTGATTGGATGACTGAAGGCACTGGACTTACAAGGGGAATGATTGACAAAATGATGAAGGAGGAAAAAGATGAACATAGCGGGGATTGATTTTGAGGCCTTGGAGCGAAAGTGGAAGAGTACGCTGGTAGCGCGGCAGAAGGTCGGGGATTTGACCGGAGGCGCTGTGACTCCGGCGACGATGGCGTATTATGACCGGATGAAGAAGGGTCCGGCCTCGGGTCGGTATTTAGGCCGCAAGATGGTATATGAGGTTCGGGACCTTATTCAGTGGTTAATTGACCTTAACGAGAAGGAGGCAGTCTGATGGATTTAAAGAGCATGTATAAAGCAAGAGCTCAGGAGTTATCGGCCAGCATTTTGCCGACAAGTGATTACTATAGCATGTCGGTTATGCACGATGGCGAAAGCGTAAGGCTGACTTATTTATGGTCAGAACTGTGTCCTGGCAAGCGTGAAGCGTTTCTGGCCGGCGAGAAGGCTGAGGATTCTGCTATTAACGCTCGCGGCGACGCCTTTTTCCGTGAAATTGTCGAAGGTGATCCGCGTCCTGAAGATTCGCAGGAGCTTTGCGACGCCAGGGCAGCGGACAAAGTTTCCATGAAGCTTGCCGAGGAAATGCAGTACCGGAAGAAAAAACCGGTGCAGAGCGTCATGCCTGAACCGCCTGCAGGGCCTGCCGAGGGTGAGGTGTGGGGCCTGGACGAGTGGGCAGTGTTCAACATCAAAATGGACGAGTACCGGCGCATTATTAAGAGCCTGAACGATCAGACAGCGAGGTAATCATGGTTTCAAAAAGAGAAAAGTTTTATCTCTCTGTTGCTGCCTTTGTTTTGCACCGTATTGCAAACAGAATTGTTGGAAGATCAAACTGGGTTTATTCCTACTCTGACGACCTTAAATACAGGCAATTAATGAAAATGTCTAACAACTTAGAAGATTTGTGTAATGAATGAACTGGCATCAGACAATAATTGAAAAGACATTTCGGATTGTTGACCGGCATGGAAACGATCAGCCCTATAAATTGTGGGGTTCACAGGTCTATCCGATAGACTGCTTTTCTCGGTCACTTGACGATCCGATGTGCGAGGGGCATCTTGTTTTGAAGGCCGCTTCGGTGGGCTTCACTTCAGGATGCCTTGCTTTTGGCATGGCAGAGGCTTTGACCAGAGAGAACCGGACAATGGCCCTGCTGACGCACAGCGACGACCTTTCGCAGCTTCTTTTGCGCCGAGCGAAGTATTATATCAAAAATGCCATGGCCGTGAAGCACCCGGGCATTGTGTTCCCTGAAATCATCGGGGATAGCAAAGGAGAGCTGGAATTTGAAAACGGTTCGCTTATATACATTGGTACTGCTGCCTCAAACACCGATATCTGCCGAGGGAACCCGATAAATATTTTCATCGGTTCTGAGTGCGCCTTCTGGAAAAACCCGAACCTCATTCCTGCTCTTATACCGCGCCTGTCTGGCTTCAAAGTGTTTGAATCGACGGCTAACGGAGCCCAGGGCTGGTTCTACACTCAGTTCAAGGCAGGTGAGCTAGGCGAGGGCATTTACCGAAACTATTTCATTCCATGGTGGAAGCATCACGAATACACCGTGGCCGGCAACGTCATTCTTGACAACAAGACCGAAGAAGAGGTAGAGCTGCAGGAGATTTACGGCATTGACGATGGCAGAATATTGTGGCGCCGGCGCATGGTTAAGAAGCTCGACAATGACACAATGCGCGGCCTTGCAGGGGATGAAGCGTTTCGGCAGGAGTACCCGAGTAATTGGGAAGAGGCTTTTTTGAAAAGTGGCTCTCCCATTTTCGGCCCGAGGGTGTATAATATCGTCAAGGAAACCATGATGGAGCCTGTTTTTGTAGGGGATTTTGCATGATACCTTTTTCTATTCAAAACCATGAACCGGCGATATATTACTGGTATTTATTTTTGCTTAATGCTGAAATGAAAAGAATGTATGAAATTATGGAAATGGAGCTACGGGAGCATTTATATTGATTACCTTCAACGCAGCCAAAAAAGGGCCTCTTGAGATTTATGAGAACCCTCTTGCCCATATCCAATACTGTGCAGGCATAGACGCAGGAGAGGGGATAGGGCAGGAGGACTCTGTTTTGACCATCTACCGGCGCGATACCGGCTGTCAGTGCCTTGAATACACCAGCAATATTCAAGACCCTGAAGAGTTTGCCTACAACAGCATCACCCTCTTGAAGCATTTCAACAATTCCTTTGTCGTGCCTGAGCGAAACGGCCCAGGCAGCAATGTGGTTATCGTCCTGCGGAACCACTACCCAAGAAACCGCATTTACCGTGAGCGAGTTGAGAACCGGCGCGAGTTCGTGCGGAAAGAAGAGTATGGCCGACTGACTTCCCGCACAACCAGGGTGCCGCTGATTATGCACTTCAAAAGCGCAGTGTTGAAGCGGTACGTCACGATCAGAAGCAAAGGCCTGTATGAGCAACTGCTTTCCTTCATCCGCAAGAACGGGCGCATGGACCACGCCGACGATGCCAAAGACGATAAGATTTTTAGTTCTGCCCTTGCTACCTGCGGATTCATTGATGTGAAGGTTCTGGACGAGGCAAAGAAGGAAGAAAAGAAAACGACCGGCATCACGATTACAGAATTTGTCAAAGGTGTCCGTAAAACAACCGAGAAACAGCCTGATTTCATCATAGGTGGCGACCAAAACCTGCCCAACGACTTCTCATTCCTGATATGATTGTATTACTTGACACATCTGAAAACCTTGAAGTTTGCTCAAAAGAGCTTGGATCAGAGGTCGGGGAGCTTTTTACGCCACTCACTAGAAGATTGCCAAAGAATAATAACGGGATATTTGGGATAGACTCAGGCTGCTTTGCCAGTTTTAATTCAAGGGATTTTATTTCACTTCTTCAACGTGAACACCAAAGAATGATACTTTGCAAGTTCATAGCGGTTCCTGATGTTGTTGGGAGTGCAATAAGAACCATTGAGTGCTTCAATTTTTGGAAGGAAAAATTAACCGGATGGCCCTTGGCTTTGGTTGCACAGGACGGACAGGAAAACTTAGAAATACCTTGGACAGAAATAAGTTCAATATTTATTGGTGGTTCAACGGAATGGAAAATGTCAGACTACGCAGCGCACATCATTAAAGCCGCTAAAATTATGGATAAGTGGGTTCATGTTGGCAGGGTAAACACACCTGGAAGGTTTGAATATTTTGAAAAGCTTGGTGCTGACTCAATAGATGGCACAGGGCTTTCAAGATACTCCCATATGCGTGAAAAAATTTATAAGGCATCAACAACACCAAAATTATTAGAGACTTTATAATGGAATATAATTGCGAATACTGCATACACAGAAATGTTTGTAAATATAAGGATTTTTTTATTGTCCACAAAGAGCCAACGTGTGAGGATTTTGTTCCATTCTTGCCGAGAAAAAGATGGAAATCATACACTTGTGTACCATTAATACTAGATAGCAGATAACGTATAATCCAGTTGTGTATCATTCATATGTGTCCTATGAGACACTTATGGCTGATAAAAAGACTGTCAAGCTGTCCTCATGGAAATCCCGCTGCCGTCTGGCAAAAGACTTCCGCAAAAAGAAGGTTGACGCCGACTTCGACCTTTACACCCGTATGCACAATGGAGACCACTGGCAGGGCATAGCCACTTCCTATGATCAAGTCACAATCAACTACATCAAGACGCTCATAGAGACAACCCGCGATTCTATCTACTTTGCAAATCCGCAGGTTCATTTCTCGGCAATCGGCGGCAAGGCAACCGACGACATGGCGAAAATTTTGTCACGGTACTATCCGCGCCTACTCCGCAAAATCCGCTACAAACAACAGACAAAACTTGCCGTTTTTAATGCTCTGCTTTATGGCTTTGCATACAAATATAACGGTTTTACGGTTCAGGGCGACGATTCAAACGAGTGTATGCACCCGAATGAAGCCTATTCGATATGGGTTCCGTCCGACAAGGTGTGGCTCGACCCCGATGCAATGGGCATGTGGGATTCAAACTTCTGCTTTTATGAGACGACAGTAAACCTGAAGGAAGCCCGTAAAAACAAGGCATACAATATCCCCGACAGCTATGAAGGCATTGTTGACCCGTCCGACCAGAAAGACCGGACTCCTTCACAGGTGAAAGACCTTGCCACTATAAAGTTCACGCATGTGTTCGACCGCGGGGAAGGCACCCACAAGATTTTCAATATGGATTTAGACCAGTGGATTTTCCAGACCGACAAATGGCCCCTTGGCGCAAGTCAGATGTTCCCGATAAATCGGCTTTCCTTCGGTGACGATGCCCTGTACCCGACCTCGTTTATCAAGGCTCTTATTCCGATCAACCAGGAAATGAATAAAATGGTGTCGATGCAGTTGAACCATGCAAAACGGTTCAACCGGAAGTACCTTGTCACTGGCGGAAAGCTCGACCCAGACCAGGAAAAAGCCCTGCTTTCAGGTATCGACGGAGCGATTGTGTACGCCGACGATGGCATTGCAGTAACTCCGATCATGGATGCAGACCTCACTGCTGCCGTGTACCGCAGCATGGACGACACGTTCAGGCACATGCAGATGATAAGCCGCGTAGGTGAGTACAGGATGGGAACAAAGCCTTCTGGTGACACGACAGCGACCGAGGCGGCATACATAGAGGGCGGGACTTCACTTGGCACCCAGGCCCTGCGCGACTGCATAGGCGATTTCTGCAAGGGTGACGGGGAATCGCTTTTGGCTATCATGGCCGAGAACTACGATACAGAAGTTGCCTTCAGGTATGACGAGCGATACGAAGCCTCTTTTTCAAATAAGGATTTAAAAGATGCCATTTTTGAGATTGAAGTTGACGTGGAAGCTGCCGCGCCTCCGATACGGGCATTTGAGCAGAAAGAGGCCACGGAGCTTTATAACCTCATGTCCCAAAACCCGCTTATCAATCCCATAAAGCCGATTATGCACCTTCTCAGGACGGCAAGAACCATAAAAGACCCCGAGGAATGGCTTTCCCCTGACTCTGCCCTTGCGATTATCAAGAAGGCTATGCAGGACGGCGGGATAAAGAATATTGGTGAGTTACTTCGGAATTACGAGAATGGCGGTGTTCTGCCGGCGCCGGCTGCAGTACCTCCTCCCTCGCTGCCTCCGGGTACGGCTCTGCCCGGTGAAAACATGGCTGGCGCCGGTTCCCCTTTAAACGGTGGAGACCCGACCGCAACGGGAGCTCCGGTTATTCCTATTCAGCAAGGCGGTGTTTTATGAGCAAAACCGGAACGTACATGGTGATAGACGGCAAGGTGCAATGTGTTTCACGTGAAACACCGAATATCGCATCTCGCATTGACGGGGCATATTTCAGACAGCCGTACACCGAATCGTTCAACGGCAAGGTTCCTTATGAGATAAACAGCAAGGGTGAAAAGAAGGCCATTATGAAATCGCTCGGCATTATGGAAGCCGGCGACACCTTGGCTGATTACAAGTTTGAGAAAAAGAAAAAGGTTTTCGACCTCACTTCTAAAAAAAGTGTGTCGCTATAAATTTTTCGGCCATGGTGGCCGTTAAACAACCAAGCCGCCGAGAGGCGTTAAATCAGAAAGGAAGTGTTTTATGGCAGGAAATTCTGATGCAGTACCATTTGGCGAAGGCTCAAGCGTAGTCGCTGACGGAAGCCGCGCGCCGTCTCTTGATTCACGAGACGAGGACACTGAGCTTGACGGAGAGACCTCCGAAAAAGCAGGTGATGGCGATGGCAAACCTGACGGAACTCCAAAGGCGAAAGCTGATGGCGAACCTGAAGGGAAGGCCGGCGACAAGAAGCATGAAACGCACGTGCCCTATGAGCGTTTTCAGGAAGTAAATGAAAAGCTCAAGGCTGCTTCTCAGCATGAGATTAAGTCAAAAGCCTTTGACGATCTTATGACGACAAAGGCAGGCCGCGAACTGATTTCAAAGATGGTGGCCGGTACGTATTCAGAGGACGATGGGCAGCAGGAAGAAATCCCGTCGCTGGAAGGACTCAATTTTGCCGAGATGGACGATAAAGCTATCGGTTCAGCCTTGGCAGAGCACACGACCGCAAGGGTCATGTCGAGTTTGCGAAAGGAACTTGAACCGATCAAGCAGTTTATGCAGTCGGTTCAGCAGAAGTTCGGGCAGAGCGAGAGGGACACCCTCTTTGCAGCCGACAGGGTGAAGGAATTTCCCCTGGCTTCTGAAAATCGCAAACAGATTGAGAGCTTTCTGGATAAGGGCCTTGACTTTGAAGCTGCGTATTGGGCGGCATGTGGCAAAACCGCTGCTCAGACAAAGTTTGAGGAAGGCCGAACGAAGAAGGAAGAAAAACAGGCTCGTGAAACGCATGTTGCGCCTCGTGGAAAGCCGGCATCCGGCCAGCAAAGAACCGGACGGCCATACAAAAGCGTGCAGGCTGCATGGGCTGAATCGAAACAGGAATTAGGACTTTAACCTTTTATAAAGAAAGGAGCGAATAATGGCAGCTCCCTACACAAGCGAACCAACAGCACAAGTGTACGACACTATGCTGACCAGTACCATGAACAAGTTCCTGACCAACGATGTTGCCGATCAGGTCAACAAGGCAAATATCGTGATCTACACCCTCAACAAGCCCGAGTTTAAGAAACCCTGGACTGGCGGCGACCGCATTGAAATCCCCCTGCGTGTTGTCAAAAGCACAAGCGGCGGCTGGTATGACGACAGCGAACCGCTGAATACCAATCCGAGCAATCCTCTCTCGAAGGCGTTCTTCCCCATTCATCAGATTCACTATTCGGTCGTTCTGTCTCGCCTTGAGGAACAGAAAAACCGTGGTGAGGCCCGAGCAATCAACATGCTGCAGGCTCTTTCCGATGATGCCGAGGACTCTCTGACCGAGGATATGAATACTGCCGTGTGCGGTTCCGGTTCTGCCGATTACCGGCGCATTTGCGGTATTCAGGACTTCATTCAGGAAGATCCGACCAGCGCGTCCGGTGGCCGCAATGCTGACGGTTATGTCGGAGGCATTTCGCAGGCATCGAACACCTGGTGGAGAAACAAAGTTATCGGCAACGGTAACACTGCTTTCACCTGGGTGCCCGACAACGGCGATACGCCGGCTGCTCCGACCGCATGGACGGCTCTTGAGCGTCTGTTTGAGAACTGCTCCAAAGGCGGTGGCTCCAAGCAGAAAAAAGAACCGAACATCGGCCTTGCAAATCAGGCCTTTTTCCAGAAGTACCTGTCCGGTATCGCTACGCAGCGCCGGTATCAGTCGGCAGAGTATGCCGATGCAGGGTTCCGTAATATCCTGTTCAACGGGATGCCGATCACCTGGGACGAGATGGTCGCTTCGACCAGCGCAGTTGTGAACGGAACGGTTGCCCTTCTGTACATGCTGAACAAGTATTACCTGCACCTGTGCGTTGATCCCGAAACTGACATGCTGGTAACGCCTTTTGTGCGGCCGGCGAACCAGGATGCCCGTATTTCGCAGATTCTGTGGTACGGCGCTCTCGGTTGCAGCTCTCGGCGCAAGCTCGGGCTGTTCTGTGATGCAAACCTTACGGAGCGCGCATAAGCGCTAGAAAGGAGATAATGCTATGAGTTATCCTGCAAATTTCACCATGCTGAAACGTGGGTTTGGCATAACTGATGCCGCCCATACTGTTCAGAAATACCCCATCGGCGCTACCTTCACCGATGAAAACGGCAATGTGTTTGAGTATGCCAAGACCGCATCGGCGGTAACTATCCCGCAGTATGGAATGGTTATCCTGCTTGTGGCTGGCTGTCAGGCCATTACCACGACCCTTGCTGCGGCAAAAGGCACTCCGGTAGGTATCGCAATGGTGGCAGTTACTGCTATCACCAGCACCTATCAGTACCTGTGGGTTCAGCGCAAAACCGGCGTCGGCCAGAATATTTCTTTTCTTGCCGCAGGTGATATCGCTGCCTACGCGGGCCTGTTCACAACCGCAACAGCAGGCAAGCTTGATGATGCCTACGTGGCGACCTGCCAGATTGACGGCATGGGCGTTTCGACGGCGAACACCGGGGCTGTGACAAATGCCTACGGGTTCCTGCAGTTCCCGATGGTTCGGCCTGCACACGCAGCGTCATAAGCTGTTTGACCTGTAACCCCAAAAGGGGAGTGAGGTTTTCTCCTTGCTCCCCTTTTTTTAAAGGTTAAAAATGTATACCTACCAAGACCTCATTACACAAGTGCGCGATATTGTACGTGATCCCGCCACAAGAATAAACAGCGGTGGCGCAACGGTTACGATCAACAACAAATTTTTCACCGACACCGAGCTTCTTGTGTGGCTTTCGGTTGCCTGCGGCGAGATTGTGCGCGAGTGCAAATTCTCTACCTTTATGGGGCAAATGTCGCTTGTTGCTGATGAGGCAGAGTACCCGTACCCCGACAACTTACTTCGGATTTCCGCAGTGTACGACTCGCAGAACAAGCGGATTTTCCCGACGACAATTACCGACCTTGACGCGACTGACCCGGCCTGGCGTGACCGGGCAGCCGGGAGTGTGAGGGCTTATTATCCGACCGATCTGAAAGCTGTTGCCGGTGAAGACCCTGACATTCTTGCCGACATAGGGTTTTTCCCTAAGCCTGCCGCTGATGAAAATATCACCGTGTACGGCTGGCGCCTGCCTGTCCTTCCTGCTGCCGGCAATACCCTGACCGTGGCAAGTACGCCTCCGATAGAGGATATGATACTGGCTTTGTCATTGGATTATGTTCTTGCTCGGTGTTACGAAAAGCAGAAAAAGCACAATGAGTCCGTTCTTCGGGAGCAGAAGTTTTACGGCCCGAACATGAAGCGGATAAAAGACTTTCTGTATTCTGTTCCTGACGGTGTGAAGTGCATGGGCTCAAATGAAATCGGCGGCGCGACAAAGCTGAAAGGCACACTGCCTGAATGGTATCCCGCAACAGGGTGGACGAGATAATGGGGGAAGATAGAACCCGCACACGTTTTATTGACGCGACAGGGGGCATGAACGCCAATGCCGAGCCTTGGAAGGTTGCCGATAATGAATATCCTGCCGCAGAGAATATGATACTTGAAGGTGACGGCCTTGTTTCAAGAGGCGGTTCGCTTCTTGTTTCAGCCGCAAACGCTACGGGCGACGTATATAAAGCCATTGCCGAGTATACTTTTTATGACCGACAGGGTGTTCTTACTCTGTGTGTTGTGGCTGCTGCACTTGATTCTACTACCGTGAATTACCACGTGTTCACAAGAACAACGGCAAGCCCATCTGTATGGTCAGAAGTAACGATTTCTTCTGGCGGTACGGTGACAAGTACCGCAGTTCCAAAGCTTCTGAACTTCAAGAACCGCATGATTATTTGTGACGGTGTTGACCGTCCGAAAGAATATAATCGGAACGATAATACTGCTGCTATAAGCCTTCTCGGCATTGACGGCCCGAACCGGAAAAAATATCTGTGCGACTTCTACCCTGCCGGTGGAACGGCAACTCTTGACGATCCGTTTTATACGAACGCTCCTTATGCTATTTCTCTTGCTTCAGGGGCATCCCTTACGGCCCTTAACGCATACACTATCGACATAACACAGCTTGCCACTCATACAAATTCAGCATGCTTGAAACTGACCGGCTCTACGACTGCCGATGCACAGATTAGCCAGGCAATCGCTTTCACGAACAATGTTAATTTGACACAGTTCCTTGACGGTTCTGCGTCTGACGATAACGACTACATAGTGTTCACAGTCTATTTTGAAAACATGCTTTCAATGAAGCATTTCTTTGTTGATATTGACACGTACAGTGCAAGTGCCTGGGCTTCAGGGCATGGTTATTGGCGCCGGCTTGAACTCACGCAGGCTATCCTTAATGCGAACGATTGGGGCGGCGCACCAGGCAATAACAATGGCCGCTATTTTGTAAAGCTCACGAAGCAGGCTTTTCTTGATTCAACCGACGCAGAGGACCTTGACTGGACGGCGGTTACTGACGCTTTTTCATGGGCTACCGTAAAAAGAATACGATTCGGAATTGAGACAATAGCCACTGCTCCAACAGAACCGACCTGCGCATACGTTGACCTTGTTGGCATGGAAGAGTCTCCCCCCATCGTATCGCCATCAGAAAAAGTGCTGCGCTCTTTTGACCCTCAAGAAGCATGGTCTCCGCTTGCTCCTTCAGGAATGACGGTTGGTTATGACTACACGACAAAGACTCAGGGGTTTGCTTCATACAAGGCAACCATCCCTGCGGTAGCAACAAATGTTGGATGGGGCATTATTCAAAGCGCCGAGGCAACGGCAAAGGATTGGGGCCATTGGGCAGGGGATGAAGAAATAAAGCAGAGCGATTTTGTAGCAATCGACATTTACAACGACACTGCAAATGCTATCGGCATCTGGCTTACTCTTCGTTTCTTGAACGGTTCCGGTGAAAAGGTCGGAGTTACCAAGGGGATAATTAATGCTCTTTTCCCCGAAGGAGCACGACTCCCAATGGTCGGGATATTGAAGGCACAGACCTGGACGACAATTTATGTTCCGTTAAAGTTTATGATGCAGACGTTCTGGCTGACTCGCAAAGAGGTAGTTGGCGAGTATGAAGAGGACAATCATCTTTCTGCCGAGCTTGGCAATCCCGACACTGATGCAACGGCAAGCATAGGTGGCGGTACGGATGCCGAAGTGGCGGCAGCAGAGGAAACAGCCTGGGCAAAGCTTGTTGCCATTATGAGCGCAGTTCGCACGGTTCAGATCGGAGCAAAGACCGTAAATTTAAGCTCTGCTAAACTGAAATTCGATAACCTTCGACTGTGCCGGCAGCATCTTGAAAAGGGCATAGCTTCTTTCAATTCTGTTGATGTGTACCGGGCGCTTGACGTACCGGGCATTGCCGAAAGAATGTCAAGCAAGTATCCGCTTATTTCCGAGGCTATTTCACTGGTTGACCGTGTCGGCGGCGACTTTCTAGCAGAGCAACTCATGCTTGGTGAAACATGGAATGTTGACGGTGTTCAGAACGAAGATGATCTTTTCGATTATCAGATAAAGACTTCTTTGCTGTCCTGCCTGAAAATGGAAATAAAGGGAGGCGATACGGCAACAGCTACGCTGGCTTTCAGCCCCACCTTGAACCTCAATAGTTTCGGGCTGGACATTGCTTCTGGCACACCAGGGTATAAATGGGCTCGGTTCAAAAAGCTCATAGCGGCAGACACCTACATTTATGCAGACGGTTTTGACTCTGACATAAGCGACGTTATCACCTTCGACGCAATGGTGAGCAACATTTCTTCCCTTGATTTCGCCTATATCGTGTTCACCCCGACCTCGGCAGAGAACGGCGACTACTTTGCTTTTGACATGGCATCCTCCGACCTTTCCGTGTTCTTCGGGCTTTCCAAGGCTCGGAACAATAAGTGGATGAGCTTCAGGGTTCATAAATCTGATTTTATCCGGTACGGAACGACTGCAGGAATAACCTGGGGCGACATAGCAACTCTTTCCCTTATTATCGGCACGAAGGGCAGCGATACGGTCACGGTTCGTATCGACAATATGAATTTAAAGAGTTCAGGCGCCCTCAAGGGACAATATTATTATAAAGTGCTGTACAGGGGCGAGGAAAGCGTTTCGCGGCCTTCTGAGGCATCTCTGGTGCTTCCAGCAAGCCAAGTGGACGCATATCTTGACAGCATACCCGTTTCCTCTGACACAAGGGTGCTGTACAAAGACATTTACCGCATGGGCGGCGATGCTGCTCAGTTCAAGCTTGTTGACACGATAGGCAATGCCGTTACGACCTATGTTGACAAGAAAATGGATAACATGCTAGGCCCGGTACTGGACGACAACAATTATGAGCCTCCGGTTGCGGCCTGCATGTGGGAGCATCGGAACAGGTTGTGGTTCGGAAATACGAAGTTGCACACCAGCCGCGTCTTGTGGTCCCGGTCATTCAATCCGACCTCTTTTCCTATTGAGAACTACATGGACGTTGACCCGAACATAAACGGGGTTGTTACAGGCGGTATTTCCCGTGGTGATGACCAACTTGTGTTCAAGACCGGTTCTATTTCAAAGATTGTTGAAAGCGGCGACAGGTATTGGGATATTCAGATTCCAGGCAAAATAGGCTGCGACTGCCCGAACACTATTTGCAAGGCCACTGATTCGATATACTGGATTCACAATAAAAAAGCATACCGCATGGACGGCGACAGGGTTGATGAAGTGTTCGGCCATAAGGTGAAGCCCATGTTTGCTTATGCAGACTCTACGGCAGCGGCGGTTGTTCACGGAGAGAGGGTTTTGTTTGCTGTTAAGAGGGCTGCTGGATCTACGGTGAACGATGTGATTATCAGTTATAATACCGTGTTCGGGAAATGGGAGTCTGTTTTTGTCGGTTCAGGGTATGACGTTTCTGCAATGTTTTCGTCGGTGATTGACGGGAAACTGTACGGTGCAAAAAGCGCTCTTTCTTCAGTTTTGACACCAACGGCAAAAAATTATTTGACCGTAAGCGACTATTTCACAGCCGCTCAATTTAATATAGTTGGACATGGATATGTAGAAGAAGAGGCTGCTACAGTTACTTCTTCTGTCGCTGGTTATGTCGGAAGTTATCATGTCGCTGTTTTGAACGATAATAGTTTTTTATTGTATGTATCAAGTTTGATGGACCCATTGCGATATTCTGCCACTGCTACTGGAGCGGTTTCAGTATTAAGGCCTGTTTCTTATGGCACTATTTTTGAGCTTCTAACAGGCACAGCAGATAATCATGGAACCGGAATTACTGACGCAGCCATTGTTGCCATGATTACACCGAAGCATATTCCAGGGTATGAGAAGCGGGTGGAAGGCTTTGAGATTTTCGTGACCAGTACCAAGACCGGCGCAGAAAGCGCAGCCTGCCTTTCTATTCAGCCGATTATTGATTACCTGACCACAAACACCCTGACAGATACTTTTGAGCTTGGAGACTCTGTTTCTCCGCAGATAAAGTCTATCAAGGTGCGGGGAGAAGATGTTGCGAACTTTCTTGGCGTAAAGATTTCCTGTTCTGCGGCGGCAGGGGCATGGAAATATCTTATGAGCGTTTTTGAATATATTATTGAGACTGACCAGTGACGCTTTTTAGAATAAAAAAGAATGACGGTTCTCTTGACCTTCCGATACTGGAAAAGGCCATTGATACCCTACTTCGGATTTCCGATCAGGCAAAGCTTCAGCGTGAAACGTCGAACACTCAAGACTCTGATGCCGGAAAGTACGGTGGCCTTGTGCCTCCGCAGAACATTGAACTGACCAGTTACAGGGAATCGGCAGGAGTAACGCTTGCCCCTAATGCCACGGTCAAGGCTTCATGGGCGCCGGTCGCCGGTGCCTCGTATTATGACGTTGAGCTTGACACGAATGAAAGTGAAGGGCAGGGCGCATACAATAAAGAGGCTCGCACAAATGCCTGCTTTTGGCAGAACATGACGCTCGGCATTACGGTAAAGCTTCGGGTGCGGTCATGCAACAGCGCATACAAAAGTGAATGGTCAGAAGTTCTTGAGAAGCAGGTTATAAACGGCAGTTATACTTCGGTCGGCCCTCTTGTCATTACGGCAAAAAAGCTTTTCAGGTGGGTACATGCCTCTGTCCCGAAAATCAATCGGCGCTTATACCGGCAGCACAGGGGCTTTGAATGGCAATGGTCTACGACGACCGGCTTTACCCCGTTTGAAAAAGAGACAGAGACCGGAGATTCTACAATCGGGCGCAAGATAACATTTTCAAACCACGCTGTTTTCAGGCTTGCAAGCTTGACCTCTCAAGCATACGTCCGAGTTCGGGCTTTTGATTCAGACAACAACAAAACGGCATGGTCGGCAGAGTATTCTGTTCTTGAGGAAGTTCCGGCAGACATTGAAAGCCTGACGGTTGGAGCCCTTCCCCTGCATGTTGGCTTTTTCAAGCGGGTGCAGTGGCGCCTAAACGTGGAATGGGAATGGAGTGTTCCGACTGGCGGCGATCCTGACATGAACGGTTCTTTTGAGATACAGTACCGCAGGGGAACAACCGGACTGTGGACGCGCCATTTTGTTGACCTTGATCCTGACGACAAATCCGGTGAACACAATATTAATCTTGCCTTCCCTCCGAAGAATGTTACGCCGGCAAACGGTTATGTTCCTGGTGAATACACAAACCTTTATGTTCGGATTCGGGCGAGAGAAAACCTTATTCCTGGGGACTGGTTTCCTCCTATCGGGACATATCCGAACGGCCTGCAGGTTGTTTTTGTTGCGGCAGACGATATAGAGGATTGCCCTGTCGTTGGGCCAGTTTCTTGGGATTCTATCAGCGACTCCCCATTTAACAACTTGATTAATTTGCAATGCTGTTCTTCAACATGGGATGCTCCAAACACATTTAGCCATTTTAGTGTTCATGCCCGCATAAAAACAGGGAATAACCCAACATGGGTTCCAGACACTAGGGCGTTAAGCAAGGATAGAATATGCGGGTTAGTAGCGCTAGAGGATGGGACAGAAGGTATAACGATAAGAGTACCGTGGTACTTACCTAACGATACAGAATCTAGCACCCCAGGAAGCGGGTCGCGGGCCCTTTTGCTTCCTTCCGCAATAACCGGGGCGTCAAATCCGAGGCTTTC